GGAATAAAGAAAGTTACTGGACTTACACCAGTTACGAGGGCATTGTCTGCTTGTCTTGATTCTTTGACTTAACTTCCTTTGGCGTCTACCTAGTTAATCGCTAGGGACTACCAAGAGCGAAATAGGAGATTCGAACTCCTGACGTTCTGCTTGGAAGGCAGACATTCTACCGCTGAATTAATTTCGCAATGAGACAATTATAAATCATTTTGATTTGATTGTCAAGTGTCGATGAAAGGACTTGAACCTTCACAGAATACTCTACTGGAACCTAAACCCAGCGCGTCTACCAATTCCGCCACATCGACAAGGCGACTCAAGCTGGACTCGAACCAGCGACCGACTGCTTAGAAGGCAGTTGCTCTATCCAACTGAGCTATTGAGTCATTACCTGTTTATTCTATCATTCGGGTTTGCAATCGTCAACCCATACGGCACAGATTCTCATCTCTCCACCAAGCAGTCTTTGTGCCTCACTGCCGTCTGGTGCTTTCTCAGAGTATCGTGGTTTATATTTCTTATTTGATTCTTGGATAATACGATCATACTCTGGTGTTACTTCATCAATTGCTCGATCCACATCACGTTTGACTCTACGTTCTACTTTGTTAGGATCTTGAATAAAAATCTCATTGAGAATAGTTTGTGGAAAATACTTTCTTTGAACTTCATCCAGTAAATCCCAAAGTCCATCCTCAGAAACTCCTGTACATTGTGAGAGTGCTGCGATAATAGAAGATAATACAACACTGAGTATTATTAATTGTTTTTTATCTGGTTTCTTCTTACCAAAGTTAAAGTTAATCATAGGGGAGTGCAGCACTCCCCCGTATTTATTCTATTCTATTGTATCAAACTTCTACCGTGATCAGTTTGGAAGCATACTCATGAGCATACGAAGTGCGGGCACCATGATGCCCCCAACCAATCCAACTATACGCATAGTCCATGTAACGATTGATGGACTTACCAGGAGTTTTCATCCTGTCCTCAATTCGTTGCCATTGAACCTCAGTCGTTAGATAACGAAGTTGCGTATGAAGTGATGATGGTGAGCCACCATACTTCTTAGCAAAATCACCCAATCCATAATATCTGTTGGCAGATGTCCATTGAATCAGTCCGTAACCACGCCAGCAGTTACCGTAACTGGTTCTACTACCACCTTCACAAATGTTAGGAATAAAAGTTGATTCCTGACGAATATTGCCCATGATGGTAGCAAGGGCGTTTCTGTCTTTAATACCACGATCCTGGAAAAATGCCAGGGTAGCATTCTCATGTTCATTACACCCTTTACAAATAAGCCTTTTCTCTTTTGGCTTTTCTGGTTGAGCAACCTCCTTGGTCGCTGTCGTTGTTTCAAACTCCTTAATAATTGAGAATGGCACTGGAGGTGCCGTCAAAGGAGGAAATATCGGCAGTGTTGCCACGTTGGTCGTAACCGATGCCAGAAGGGGCAGGGCTACTGTAAAGAAATTTTGCACTAACTTAAATTGAACTCTACATCCGTATAGGAAAAGCGCACTTCCCCTTTCTCAAGAGGCAGATCCCACGGCTCTAATTGTCACATCACTTTCTCATAATGTGAAACCTGCCACTTTTGGTAGCAGGTTGAAACATTATAAGTGATTATTTAGGATTTGTCAAGATTTTGGGTAACGCACATCAATTTCTTGCTCTCCCCATTCGTCTGTTTCCAAAGAAACAATTTCAAGTTCATCATCCTCTGGTTCAATCCATTCATAAAACTCAGCAAGGATGGCACGGGCATCCTCTTTAGGAATACTCATATCTGCAGCACGATCAAGAGACCATTCTCTCACATGTGCTACGATATCTTCAGTCGTCGCGTTCATAGTAATCTTTTCGGAAGTACCTATTGAGGATGTTGCTATTGTAGTATCTTGGCACTCCTTTGTCAATGGATTCTGTGAGGACGTTATGCGCGAAGAGTTGTCTTGTTTCTTCAAAGTTTGTTTTGCCCTTTGTTTTATGTAATGATAAAATAGTGCGCGTAAAATTCTCCTTACCATATTTTTCTACATCCTCTTTGAGTTCTGGGCATGATCCGTAGTATTTTTTCCAGTCAGACTCCATCTTAGTTCGTCTACTGTTTGTTCCCTTTTTGCGGAAACTCCAGAAATATTTTCTACCAATATAGTCCCTACCAGTTTTATTGCAATGAATATGGTATACAAAACCAAAATAATCCTGAATATCACTTGAACCAAATTCTTTTCCATTGTAGGTCCAAGGATTTTCATAGTCAATATCTGTACTCATCTAATACGTTCAATACTTCATCCAGATATTTATGAGCAAGTCCTTTCATGTCCATATCGTGCCTAACGTGCTCTATGTAAAGTTGATGTTTTAATTTCAACACACGAACTTTGAGTTCTTCTCTTGTTACTTGATTTTTAGACATAAAAAAGAGGAGGTTATTCCTCCTCTATGTAGTCGCTATTACCCATCCATTCTTTACAATAGTCATAGTCTCCAAACAAAAACTCATCACACTCTGCAGCGTTTCTATATGCGTTCAGGATTTCCTGTTCGCACCATTCATCATAATTTGAATCCTGAGAAAGTATTTTTGGTAACATCTTGTTTAATACCACCGACTACATAAGATTCGACTTCCGTTTCCTGGGGAGCGACCTGGAGACCTTTAGAGGAAATCCAGTGCTGAGTCCAAGGTAGCGGATTGTTGTTTGCTGAAATATCATATTGAGGTTTTAATCCGATTGCTTTTAGTCTACGGTTCGCAATCCATTCGACATACTGTTGTAACAATTTGTCATTGAGTCCGATCATGCTGCCATCTTTGAACAGGTAGTCTGCCCATTTCTTTTCTTCGTTTACAGCGCGATCAAACATCTTGTATACCCACTCTTCTTCTTCTTTTGCAATCTGTTGCATTTCAGGATCATCACCCTCTCTCCACTTGTTTAAAATATTCTGAGTCAATGCTAAATGCTGGTTTTCGTCTCTTGCGATAAGAGAGATGATTTTAGCGGATCCTTCCATAAGCTTAAGTTCACCAAAGGCGAAAGAACAAGCAAAACTAACGTAGAACCGAATACCTTCAAGAATGTTAACGTTTGCGACTGCTCTGTACAGTTTTCGTTTGACATCATTGAGTGTTTCTTTTGCGTTGTTTACTCCTTCAAGTCTGAACATCCAGTCATTGGATGAACCATAACTTTGTGCGGATTGAATAAAGTCATCATATGACTCTGTAACGCTTCTAGAACGCTCTAGAATGCGCTCATCTGCAATGATAGTGTCAAACACTTCAGAAGGGTCTGAATAAACATTTTTGATGATATAGGTGTAAGAACGTGAGTGAATCATTTCCATGAATCCCCACACTTCCATACACGCTTCCAATTCAGGTAATGAACAATATGGAATAAAAGCCATACCAGGTCCACGACCTTGGACACTATCAAGCATAATTTGATACTTCAAGTTAGAAGTATAAATGTGTTTTTGCTCTGGACGGAGTGTGTGATAATCTCCACGATCTTTTTGAAGTGATACCTCTTCAGGTCTCCAAAAGTATCCAAGTTGTTGAGTAGTCAGTTTATCAAAAATAGGATATTTGTATGAATCATATCTTTGAATTCCAAGAGGTTGACCAAAAAACATTGGTTGCTTTTTGGTATTCACCTTCTCAGTATTAAATACTGTCATTCCTTTAATTTTATTTGCTTCTTCTGTAGAAGAAATTTTAAACTGCACAGGATTCACACTCTCCCTCCTCTACTGAACTTAACTCACTTAGTAAATCTTGAAGATTGGATTTCTTTTCCTCTACTACCTCATCAGTTTTAATGTCGTAAGTGTTTTGATAGTAAGAAGTTTTCCATCCATATTTGTATGTAGTCAAAAAGTCATTTGCCATCACTGAAGTAGGAACTTCATTGTCTGGATAATTCTCTGGATTATAGGACCAGTTTCCAGAAATCGCTTGATCGAAGAATTTCTGCATAACAGCGACAACGTGAATATAACCACGATTGCTAGGCATGTCCCACAGAAGCGTATAATTGTTCTTAAGTGTATGATACTGAGGAACGATTTGCTTAAGTGGTCCTTTCTTTGACTTCTTAACGGACAAGTAATCTCTAGGTGGTTCGATTCCGTTGGTTGCGTTTGACACAACGGAACTGCTCTCCGATGGCATCTGTGCGGACAGTGTTGAGTGCCTGAGACCGTATTCCAGAATTGATGCTCTAAGAGATTCCCAATCATGTTCTAAAGCAACCGAAGTAATTTCATCTACATCTTTTTTGTATGTATCAATAGGAAGAATTCCATCAGAATATTTTGTACGACCAAAATATTCACAATGTCCTTTTTCTTTAGCAAGTTGGTTAGACGCTTTCAAAAGATAATATTGAAAACTTTCAGAGAGTCCATGAACTGCATCCCATGCTTGCTGAGAATCGTAGTTATAACCAAGTTTCGCCAAATAGTGTGCAAGACCAATAAATCCTATGCCAAGTGAACGACGTGCCTTTGTAGCGATTTCTGCTGCGCTTACAGGATATTTTTGATAATCAATCAATTCATCCAATCCACGAACAGAAAGATCGCAAAGTTCTTCCAATTCATCATCAGATTTTACTTTTCCAACATTAATAGCAGAAAGAATGCACAATGCAATTTCTCCGTGCGTATCATCAATATGTTGAATAGGATATGTTGGTAATGTAATTTCTTGGCACAGATTGCTCATCTCAACTTTATCCTTAAAAGATGAGTGAGAATTGCAATGATCTAGATTCATGATGTAGACACGACCTGTTTCTGCGCGTTCTTTAAGGAGATTGAGAATGAGTTCTTGCGCTTTGACAGTTTTTTTCTTAATGGACGAATCCTTTTCATATGAAACATAGAGATCATCAAATTTGTCTGTTCCGAAAGCATCATAAAGTCCAGGAACATCATGTGGAGAGAAAAGCGTGATCTCAGCATCTTGAATAAATCTTTCATAGAAAATTTTGCTGATCTGAATTGAATAATCTAGTTTACGAACACGATTATCTTCCGTGCCTTTGTTGTTCTTAAGAACAAGAATATCTTCTATTTCTTGGTGCCAAATTGGAAAGTGGACAGTTGCTGATCCACCTCTGATGCCATTTTGAGTGCAGCATCGGACAGTTGCTTCAAACTTTTTGAGGAAAGGGACAACACCTGTGTGCTGAACTTCTCCGCCTCTGATTTTACTGTTGATGCCACGGATGCGACCCGCGTTGATGCCGATACCCGCCCTTTGTGCAACATATCTGCCAATAGCCATATCAGAGCTAAAGATACTATCGAGGGTGTCATCAACATCAACAAGAACACAGCTAGCGAATTGTCTAAGTGGCGTCCTAACGCCTGCCATAATGGGGGTAGGGATGTTGATTTTGTGCTTTGAGATTGCGTCATAGTACCTCCGAACGTATGACATTCTTGTTTCTTTGGGATATTCTGCAAAGATAGTCAGAGCAATCATCATGTACATAAACTGTGGTGTTTCATATACACCACCACTGCTTCTGTCTTGCACAAGATATTTGTCAACGACTTGACGTAGACCTGCGTAAGTGAACAAATAGTCACGGTCATGATCAAGAAATGAATCAGCGCGATCAATTTCTTCTTTAGAGTATTTGTTAAAAATATCATTATCATAAACCTCTGCATTTACGCAAGCATAAATGTGCTGCTCTAAAGATGGAAGTTCTTTCATCTTTCCATAGAGTTGCTTACGAACAGCAAAAAGAAGCAAACGAGCAGCAACGTATTGATAATTTGGATGATCAAGATCAATCAGATCAGAAGCAGAACGAATCAAAATTTCTTGAATTTCCGCAGTAGTAATGCCATCATAAAATTGAATACCAGAGGTCATCTCAACTTGACTCGCAGAGACACCTGCAAGACCTCTACATGCCTCTTCAACCATCAAATGCATCTTGTCTAGGTCAAGAGACTCAATTCGTCCGTCGCGCTTTTTAACTTTAGTTCCGTTACTCATATTTTCTTCCAAGTGGTAAACTTTAATTTTGCTTCTAATCCAGAATAAGTATTTAATTCTATCACAGACTGAACATCCAGTCCAGATAATATCATTTCATTAATGTCTTTTTCTTTTACACCAGATGGCCAAATGACGACTCTTTCTCCTCTTGATATAACATTGGAGATTCGTGAATGTATTTCTGCATTTCGTGGTTCGTTATCATAGATCCACACAGGATTGCTAATCCCCCACTTACTAATATCAGCATCAGCTCCGCACATAGCAATCGCATTTGAAATGAATGTTGAGTCAAATGGTCCTTCCGTGACATAAACTGTTTCCTCCTTTTTAACATCATCGAGTCCATAAATTTTTGGAGCATTATCATCAAGCATTACAGTAATATATTTAATCTTGTTTGGAGTTAATGCTCTTCCTTGAAATCCGACTAGAGTATTTTGATAGAACAGAGGAATAATGATTCTTGGTTCATCTTTATCCGTGCTGTCGAATGTTAGTTGAAGAGAATTTGTCCACTCCTTAAATTTGTCGCTGTAATAAAATTTATCCGGATTTAATTTTCTCTTTTCAAGATATAACTTTGCGTCAGGATTCTCTGATGCTTTTGGCAAATCTAATTTGGTTTTGAACTTTGGTGCTTCAAAGTGAAACACTGGTTCTTCTGTAGTAAAGTTTCTACCAGCGTGCCCTTCTTTAAATTTTTCAAATGAATACTGTTTGTATATTACAGAGTCTAGTTGCTTGAGGAAGTTATTAAAAGATATATTAACTCCACAATTGTGGCACTTAAAATTTGTATTATTTTTTACTTGATACAAATATCCTCTTGCCTTATTTTTATTTTTTTGAGAGTCGCCACAAATTGGGCAGCGGAAATTGTAAAGATTATTTTTGACCTTCTTAAACTTCTGAAAGCGAGAAGATATCAAATTGATGTACTTTACATCAACAAAGTCCATAAACTAACGATAACCTGTCGTTCTATTCTATCAGACTAGCGTACTTTGTCAAGACAGAGCGACGTAATTATTGCCGTCCATTTGATAACTGAATTTGTTGCTTTTTGTAGAGAATAAATCGTGACTTTCTTTTGTGTTCTCATGGCAACAAGTGCCAAATCTGAAATTATTTATTTCTAACTTGTTCTGTGAATGAATTTACTGAAGTGATTACAAAATCTGTTACAACAGGGACAAATAACAAAGAAATGGCAACTACTCCAGCCACCATCCATCTAAACTTTGAAAGTTCATCAACCTTTATTTCCAACTTTCCGATTTTTTCATTTGTAGTATTATCACTCAGGGTACAGTTCATAATTCTTTCATCATGAACTGCAAGCATCTTACAAATATTTTGATTGGTTTCACTCAAAGTTTGAATGGCAGCATCTACACGCTCGACCATTTCCTCATGAATTTTCACTCTTTCTTCAAGGACTGCAACTTTAATTTTTGAGTCTTGACCGAACATTGCTCTACTGCGATTGTTTTTTAGGATCCCAACGTCTACGTGAACCGGGAGGTAATTTAATTTGAGGACCTTTTCTTCTTTTTAATTCCATCACTGGATCAAATCCTGCAGTAGGTCCTTTTGGATCTGCAGATCCAGAAAATCCACCGCTTCCTCCAGGAGCATTTGCAACCATTTGCTCTTTAATTATTGAGATGATCCAATCCAGTTTCTTCTTTTCCATTATAGATCTTATTGAGTTCTTTAAGACAATTTAAATCAACTTCAATATCATGAATATAGCATTTTGGATACTCTGGTAATCGATTCAAAAATATAATAAAAGTTTTCATGGAAGACCACAACTCACTATCTATTTTAAAAAACAGCATAGGAGTAGTCGCTTCACCAAAAATATTGTAGAGAATAATAAAATGATTTAGAAGTAGATGTGTTTTAAGAACTCCAGTGTTCTTATATCGTTTCAATAATCTCTTAATATATTTAAAGTGATGAAGATCTTTTTCAAAATCCTCTTTTGTTACCGCTTGAGGATTTTCATAATGTTTAATAGCGAATAAGAGGAAATTATCCTCGTTCAATTCATTAAAGATCATAAACTATTATGCAACAACGGTCAGAGTCGTTGTACCAATGCCAACTCCAGAGAAAGCAGTTCCAGCACCGCCAACGTTATAAGTAATATCCGATGTAAATGTCTTAATTGCCGAAGTGCCACCACCAGAGAAGTCGGTGATAGTTCCAACAACACCACGAGTAATATCAATACTTAAAATAGTTCCAATGCCTGTAACTGGTCCAGTAGGAGCAGTAAATGCAAATGCAACTCTGTTTGAAATTTGACCATTAAAGTTTCTTACAACGATGTTGCCATCAGTATTTGTATAAACATTAAGATCAGCACCATAATTTGCAGCACCAACAGAAGCTGCGTAAGCAACAACTGCTCCACCAACAGATCTTAAAATGTTAACTGTTGCACCAGCGGAACAATAAACTGGTTCATTCCAAACTACATGAACATAACCAGTTCTGGCAGTTCCAATACCAGTGGTTCCGCCAGCACCAATTGAAATAGGAGATGCTAGATTTGGATCTTCAAAGAACACAGCAACTGGAGTTGCTTGACCTAAACCAGTTTCATTTGCACCGTGTCCTGCTGCGCCTGGAGCTTCTCCTGTATTTAATCCAACTACAGGAACTAAAATTTCATCCCAATAAGATGTAGAAAGTCCAGAATTCTCAGTTGTACCATACCATCTTTGAATCCAACCGCGTCTATCTGCAAACGTGTTCCAAGGGCTTCTATTACGATCTACACTGTGTTGATACTTTGGAATAGCGTAGTTATTATTAGCCGTTTCAGTTGTTGTTGAAATGCCCCAGAGTGCCATTCTTTTTACCTTTACTAAATTTATTCGTAGAAATATTTATAAAAAACAGAGACTGATAAAACAGTCTCTGCTCAATCATAAAATCAAATCAGGGAGTAATATCTTTAGCACCTTTATTCTTCAGTTGTGCTTGAACCTGAAGAAGAACCAGAGAAAGAATACCGTTTGATTTGACTTTTGGATTTGCTCCAAGTGCCTCTGAAATTGCAAACAGAACGGTTGCAATCAGAGCTTGGTTAGCAAGACACCAAGCGACTACAGCAGACATAATACCCTCCGTGTAAGAGTGTCCTGTGTTATTTAGGATTTAAACATCAATATCTGTAGATCCTCTATTGAGTGCTGCCATTTTTTGCTGAAGCAATCTCTTTTTAGTTTGAATATCTTTTTGCTGAATTTGTTTTGCTGCAGGATTTGGTTGTTGAGATTGTGATTGTGTTTTTGGTTGCAATTCCATTGCCTGCTCGGCAATTTTCTTTGCCATTTTAGTAGCAGTTGCATACATCACTTCTTTACCACGACCAGGATATCTCTTTTCAAAGTCTGCTGCCTTGTCTTTCATTGACTTTACAATTCTTTCTTTTTCTTTTGTCTCAGCAGAAGTTAAAGTCTTCTCATTGATTTGAACTTCTTCATTTCTCACTGAAGCAAGTAAATCATCTAGATTTGATTTTTTCTTTTTTGTAGTTGTTTTTGCTTTTGGTGCTGGTTTTTTAGTTTCTGCTTTTGGTTCTGGTTTTGCTGGTGCTGGAGTAGAAGATCCCCCTTCCATTTTGCGAGCAATATTTCTTGCTCCTCTTGAAACTGCTCTTGCACCTTTTGCAACTGCTTTCTTTAATCCACTCTTTAAAGCAGATCCAATTCTGCCAAGCAACCCTGGTCTTGATGAACCAGTTGATGATGAAGAAGAACCGGAAGAAGATGATGAAGTTGGTGCTGTAGAAGAACCCCCGCTACCTCTAGCGTATCCTGCTTTAAACTCTCTACCAGCAGCTCTTGCTCCTCTTACTGCAGCACCTGCAACATATCCTGCACCACGAGCAACTGCCTTTCCTACTTTCTTAACAGCAGACTTTACCTTTTCAAGTCTATCACTTTTGATTTTTGTGTCGTGACCTAAAGTAACTTTTGCTTCGTTTAAGACAGAGGCAGATAATTCAATCGACTCAACTAAAACATTTTCAACTTCTTCAGCATCATATCCTTCTTCAATGCACTCATAGAAAAATTCTTCAACAACTTCTTCAATCAGTTTATCAGAGAGCAAGAAAATTTCAGAATCTGACATGTCATCGAATATACCTTCAATATTTTCAATCTCAACCATTTCAATTAATTGTCCGCCAAGATTTTCAACTGCTTCACCAAGATCTAATTTTGGATTAATAACTACTTTATTGTTAACTTGTTTTTCTGTAATTTTCTTCTCTGCTTTAGTATCAGTCATTACTTCAGCAAGATCTTGTCTCCAGTTTGAGTAACCTTCTTTTGTTACCTTTTTCTTTCTCTTAAACTTCCCAGAGACTTCTCCTTCTTCATACCCTTTTCCATCACCATCATCATCCCACCATTTCTTAACTTCTTTTTCTTCTTGAGTTGAGATTGCTTGAGCGATTGCTTGTCTACGATTCAACAGATACTTATCTTTCTTGGTATTCTTCTTACCATCATTATCAACATCAGAATCTTCTTTACCCACTGGATCAAATGCTTCGTCAACAGCAACTTGCTCCAAATAAACTTTGGAAATATCGCTCAGAGGATTTATAGACATCTTAATAAGTGCTTACTTTTTCTTTCTTATACTTATTTATGAAATCCAAGAATGCTCTGCCACCTTGCTGAAGATTTTCCTTTCCTACTTTTGATCCTGGAGTTTGTTGTGCCGCATACTTCAAATATCCAGTGGTTCCTGCTAAAGTATTTGGTTTTCCTGGAGCTCTATACATTCTATCCATCTTCACTTCGGTATATTCCATCAAGTCTTTAATCCAAGACTTAAACATATATCCTTCTTCAGTTACACAAATTAAATGATTAGTGCCTCTACGCATTACTTCACCAATCAATCCTGTATTTAAATTTTGAACTTTATCTCCAATTCTAAAAATTTTACCTCTTACATAATTTTCACGAAGATTTTTCATATCAAACTTTGGAGCAATTTCCCAAAGTGAATATGATTCCTTTTTAATCTTTGACTTCTTTACACCCATTCCTTGACGAACGGCATCAAAGAGTGTTTGAGTATCTCCATCATCCAACGTCTTTGGTGTTCCTCTGCGGAATGATTTAAAATCATCATCAACAACTGCTTTTCTCATTTTAGATGCAGACATTCCTTCTACACCTTCTGCATCAGCATCTCTTACGCCAGCAGACACTACACGAATTAATTCAAATTGATAGAGATCATTATTATACTTCTGTGCAAGATTTTCAAATTCAGATTGACGATCAGATCCAACTACAATATTGACATTTGAATATCCATCCTTATCCGCATTCACAAGAACATCAAAGATAGACTTCATATCTGGATCA